CAATTATAGGTTCAAACAAATCATCACTTTTTGGAAGATATTGTATTTGTAATGATACCGCTGGATATTCAATCAAATCGCCTTCGTAACCATCTTCTAATAAATAAACAGTTGAAATGGTATCTGACTTTGTTGCAACAGTTATTTTGTATTTATTTGCGTATGCCATTATTTACCCCTTCTTAAGTTTAAGTTTGTGTTTGCTCTTTGTGTTGCTAATACTAAATCACTTCCCTTTAATAAAAACTCGCCCAATAAATTACCGCTTCCAAATCCTATTCCACTATCCATAGCAGCCGCACCTAATGGAGTTGAACCAACACCCAAAGCAGTTAAAATAGCTTTAAATATCAACGCTTGTGCAACCATTTCAACTAATTGTATTATAATTCTCTTAAACGCATCTTCTAAAGCCTTTCCTACATTATCGCCATTAACAAAAGCCTCAAATACGCTATTAAACCCACCAGCTACAACGCTTGTAAGTTCCCCAGCTATTTTTAATTGAGTATTTAATTGTTCTTGTGCTTTAGCAGCTTTATCGGCTTGTTCAGCATAATATTGACCATAAAAAGAAGGAACTTGACCGCCTAATTTTTCAGGCATTTTAGCACTTGTTTCTTGTAAAACAGGTGTTGCCGTTCTGCGTTCTGCTCTTGTTGGTCTTGTTAAATCTTTATATGCTTGTATGTAAGATTGTAATTCTTTATTCAAATTACTTACTTCAGTAGCTGCACTTCCTGCACCTGTTGCAGCTTTGCCAAAAATATTAGCTAAATTTAATTTAACTGTTTTATCAACATCGTTATTTAATTCAGTTATTTGATTTCCTAAATCAGCAACATTTTTTTCGGCTTTATCTTTAGCGGTTTTAGCTAAATCAACCAAAGTATTATTATAAGCTCTTACACCTTCAGCTCCGTAAGCATATTGGTTAACTAAACCTGACTTACTTGTTTTACTTAAAACATTATTATAATTTTCGGTGCTTTTTGTTAATTCTTTTTGTGCTTCAGCTTGTTTAATTGTTAATTCAGCAATTCTATCAGTATATTTACTAATCATTGCTTGTTGAACTAATGCCTCCGTATATAATTTAACTGCTTCTGTTGCTTGTTTAACAGTTGTTATTGAATTAGCATAATTTTTATTTACCTTACCTAATTCATTTTTTACATATTGTAATGCTTGCGCTCTTTTATCATCTGCAACTGTAACATCACTTGCTATTTTTAAATAAGATTGTAATTGCAATCCGTGTGATAATGCGGAAGCCTTTGCGTTATTTAAACTTTCAGCAAACTTTTTTTCTTCTTCAGTTGCTTGCTTTGTCCCACTTATAAAAGCCGATATTTTCGGACCAAATGCAACTATGATAGATGAAACCGCACCCAAAGCCAAACCAATACCTGCTGGACCCATTAACCCTTGTGCCATTGCTTTCAAAGCACTTCCTGAACTTCCAGCCTCTTTTTGTAAACGTTGGAATGATTCTAATAAAGGGTTTAAGTTATTTGCTATACCTATAAATCCATAAGGAGCATCCTGTGCAACTCTTGACAAGTTAGTCAAAGCATTTGTTGCTTGATTACTTGTGTTTGGTAATTGTTTAAACGCATTACCTAAATTGTTAGTCGCAGTAATCGTTTGTTGTATATTATTAACGGCATCTTTATTATCTGCCGTAATCGTAATTTTAAGAGTTTCTTGTGCCATTTTTTTAATTTACTCCGTACAACTTTAATGTCCTTTTAAATTGGTCATCCGTTAGTTTTGGCGATTCATCTTCAACCTCATCACTCGGAAGTGGGAAAAAGGCTTTAATGCTTTTTGGTGCTTTGTCCGTAGTGTTTGCTCGGTACATCATATAAGCTAAAGTCCTTGTTCGTTCCCACTCTTTAATTTCCCTGTTCTCGTATGCCATTCTATATAATAAAAATTCCCGCCAAGATAGTTGCCAAAACTCTTTAATTGTCAAGCCAACCTCTAGTGCGAGAATAATTATTGAATCCCAGCTATAAAATCCTATTTTTTTTTTGCCTCTTTTTTGTTATCCTTTTTAAGGTCAGGTGTCATTGAATCTTGCATATACTTCATAAATTCAACTAATTGCCCATCCTTTGCAGTCAAACCACCAACTTCATCAATCCATTCGCAAACCTCATATTCACTAAATTCAATCGGCTTTTGAAGGCTTTTATAACCACTTTCGGCAGCAGCCATTACAATATGTACAATAGTGTCCAAGTCGTAAGAGCCACTTGATAAAACGTTAATTAATTCCATTAGAGTTTTTTTCTCTAATTCGCAAAAACGTTTCATTGCCCACGTTCCCCATTTTAAAGGGATTGTGTTGTTGTTGTTCAGTCTTAATTCAAACATAGTTTAGTTGTTTTATTATGCGGTTTCAGTTTGTGTTAATGGTGGTGTTGTTACTACAAAAGTTGCAGTAAATTTAACATCATCGGCATCATCTGCTTTCACACTAAAATCGCTAATAAATACTTGACCTGAATAAGTGATGTCTCCACTTGTAGGTGTTGCTTTACCCATCTTCATATTAAATGAAGTTTTAGCAGCGTGAGCAGCATACAATTGTTGGTAAGAATCCTTGCTAGGAGTTCCTGTTTCATCAATTGCAAAACCTTCGCAATCAAAAGATTGACTGAATACAGGACTTGGAGTGTAAGAGTTACCACACTTTGAAGTTGCATCAATCGTGTCATTTGTTGATGTAAATGAGTTAGTTGTAAGACAAGCAACTGGTTTAAAAGTTGCATCGCCATCTATGTCAGCAAGAAGGATATAATCACGACCGCTTACTTTAGTTTCTGCCATTTTATTTAATTTTGAGTTATTATTATTTTATAAGTTATTATCGTTCTAAAAACATTATCTAAAGGGTTTAAACCATCTAAATTATTGATACTTTCTACAACCAAAGTGGATGAATAAAATCCATTACTTAAAGTTATGTCCGTATCTGAATTTATTTCAGTTAATACCAAATTGCTAATTGTTTCAGCACGTTTATAGCCAAAGTTAGCACTTTTTGTAACAATGTCAACTACGATAGTAACTGAATTTGTATAACCTGCTTTACCTTGCTCTTGTGCCGATGTTCTTCCTGTCATTACAATATACTCATTAGGAGCATTATCAGGTGCTAACCCATCGTAAATTGGTAGGCTTGTTGCAGTTCCTAAATGGGTATAAAACCATTTCTTTATTTCTATATTAGGGTTAAGCATTTAACAAATCTTTTAATCGTTTAATAAGTTTTGGTTTCTCTGCATCAAAAGCTGGTCCTAAAAATGGTCGTGGAGCAAGTCCTTTTCTTAATATGCTTCTTGCAATTAAATAAGCTATGCTTTTGTCATTTTTACCATTACCAATTCCTTTTCTTTGCACCCACAAAGTTAATGCTAAAACCATATCCGCAAACTTGCCACCACCTTTGTATTTGCCTTGAAATTCAGGAAATGTAGCTGGAACATTTGCTTGTGGTCCAGTGCCAAATTCCATAAATGGTGCGTAAGATGCTCTTGCTTCAACACTATATGTCAATTCGCTATCTTTTGTTAATGCTATTGAGTTTCTTAATTGTCCAAAGTTTACAGGTGCATTTCTTTTAGCATCCGTTAATATCTTTAATGAAGATGCGTTAATTTCATTTGAAACTTCCACCTTTAAAGTATTATCCAAGTTCTTTAATAAACCTTGAACTTCCTTTAAACCATTTAAGTTTACTACAAATGCCATTAGTAATACATTTCAATTTCAAAGAATCTATGAGCATTATCCACATCTTTTATTGAGTGAATCGTATAGGTATCGCCTTCCACTTCCAATTTGTACATATCCGTAATTGTTATATCCCAACGAATAAACAACTTTGCAAATCTTGTAAAACTTAATTGAGATTCTTGCAACGACCTATTTTGCGGTTGTGGTCTAAAATCCCCCCAAGTAGTCGTTTGCAACGTATATGTCGTAGTGTACCCACCTTGCCCATCGCTTACGCTTGTTGGAGCATAAACGTTTACTAATCTAGTCATAGAATTAGCATCAACATAATTATCCTTGTGAAGTCCTATTCTCATATTATAAAATTGGGGATGTTCTTGTCCATCTTTGACATACTCGCCACGTTTTCTCACAAATACCTAAATCGTTGACATCCATACCTCTATTTTCGTAGCCGTAGTTTATTTGGTCTAAAATAGCAATTTTAATTTCTTTTGGTACTGTTGCAAATCCTGTTCTATAAACCGCCACCATTTCATTAAATGCTGGATAGTTTAATTGCGGATATTGACCACCGATTAATTTATAATCAGCCGATTCAATTACGTTTCCGTTATTATCGGTTAGGCTTGTAAATGACACCACTGGTCCAAAAGGCAACTGAAAGTTTGCTGCTGCATTAGTGAACCAAACAGTAGCCGTTTTAGGTGTAATACTTAAGCCTGAAGCCTTTTCTACGGCTTGTCTTGATTGAGTGATTAATTCAGCGAATAAATCATCTTCAACGCTATTAGTAACACGGCAATATTGTTTTGCTTCGGCAACTGTAACAGGTTCGGTTATAACTCCGTAATCAACTAATGTGTGGTCTATAATGAAATTATACATAATTCCTTTTTTACAAATTTACGTTTATTTTAATAAAAAAACCCCTACCGAAGTAAGGGTTCTTTTTTTATGCTAAATATTCAATTAAGCAACGTTGCCTAAATCAGCAAAAATAGCTGAAGCAGTTTGCATTAAGTTAACATCTTCGTAGCACTCAATACGTGCAGTAACCATATTTTGTTGGAAGTTACTTGCATTCTCATAAGAGAACTCAATAGCTAAACCTTCAACTTCAACACGCTCACAATAGTTGTTATCCAAGATTAACACCTTGTCATCAGCTACCCAAGAAGCAGCGATTACAGGTACACCCCAAATAGTGATACCACCATTAGGATTTACGATAACAGAACCAGAACCAGCATAGTAACCATTGCTGATTGTTTCTTTTAATAAACGACCCATTTGAGTAGGACTTACAACTGCAAAAGAAGCAACATAGTTAGCAGTCTTTTGGTTTCCGATATAATCAACTAATTGCTTTAAGTCAATTGTTTCAGAAGTTGTTGTAGAACCAGTTGCAGCAGTAGATACTGTTGTATAGAAAGCACTATTCTCTGCTTTGTAAAAATCTCTAGTTAACATTCTTGGTAAAGTTGTACTTAAGAATGGTAAAGATTTTGCCATTTGCTTTGAGAAAGTAGAGAAACCAGCGATGTAATCGTTTACAACTTTAACTTCGCTTAATGCGTAGCTGTTTTGTCCTTTATCAGAACCTTCAGTTTGAGCAGCGATGTTGTTAGTTGTTGCAGTTTCCTTATAGAAAACATATAAACCACTTGCACTACGTACAGTTGGAATTAAATCACGGAAGTTAACCGCTTGGCTTGGCAAGATAGCAGCATTAGGTGCGTAACTAGCTTGAGCATCTCCTGTTAAAGAACCTGACAAAGTCATAGTCTTAACATCGGATAAATCTAAACGGAATTTACCGCCAGACTTCATTTCTTTTTCCATTGCATCCATTTTGCCGTCAAGTTTTTCCATAATCACTTCATCCATAAACTTAACTTCACGCTTTGCAGCTTTCTTTTGAGCAACTAATTGTGCGTCAATTTGCTTTTGCATTTCATCTTTTACAACACTGATTTCAGCTTTTACTGAATCAATTTGAGCAGAAATGTCGGAT